CACTGCCGTTCGTCCCTAGGAAGAGGGGGATATTACCCCCTACTACCCTATTGGGAAGACCTAGGACAAACACCAAGGTCCACGATCAATTACGATCGGGACCTAGGGTTGTCCAGGCCGTGAACGTTGTTCCAAGCTAACAGGGTTTTTCCCTGCCCAGCCGCCCCTTAAGTGAGGGCGGCGGTCCACCGGCGTTTTAGTGCAACGGCGCCGTGCCGCGCATAACGCTCTAAATGTCTGGGATCCTTTGGAAAGAATGGGGTATTACGCCCATCCAACCATTGGTTTCCAGAATACGAGGAGCCTTCTCGGGGAAGAGGAGATTCCGGGTTATTAGCCCGGTCCAATTCCTTGAGACTCTTCGATAGAGCACTATACCCTACCAGTACTCCAGTACGAAATACTGGGCTCGGTACATACGCTTTTATTTCAAGGCGTTGTAAATCTTTATTCCAACGAAGGTTTCCCTCCGTGGAACGAAGACCCAAGTAAGAGGTATAGCCAAGCACCGGACTTGTATCAGAAACATAGGGCAAAGGTCCTATGAGTGAATCTATGCATTTACGCATATATTCAGCGGTCGCCCAATATCCCTTCTTATAGAAGAGGTTTGAAGTGGCCACCCACGATACAATCTCGGCTGCCTTATGCCTGTTCTCAGGGCGCATCTGTCGGATATACGTCGGTGTTACCGACTCTCCTTCAAATGCGTCAATTCCACAGGACTCTCTAAAGCTTCCGCTCGTGAAAGTCTTGTTTGAGTTTACCTTGCAATTGTATTTTTGCAGGTAATCGAGAACAGCGGCCGCATTCGTGGTGGGGACGACAATGTCGTCACCATACACGTATACTCCTCGAGACACATCAAAAATGTTTCGAAGAGTAGCAGGAAGGTTCTGATCCTTGAGTAAAGCGACTACACATATAGTGTAGAAATACATCGCCTCAACAGGGAAACAGAGAGCACTACCCATAGACGCGAATTTCCTAAGGGGGGATACAATCCTCCCATCTGGTAAAACCGCGCTATTGCTTCTACATGCTTCAATAGCAGCCTGAAGATCAGGATGCACGGAGAACATCTCCAACGCCAGTTCCCGAGGAACTCGGTCACTAGCATCAGAGAGATCAATCGTTGCGAATTGACCTGTAGAAGACGAAATCAAAGCCAACTCTTGATTGATAGATTGGTCACGAAAATTAACGTGACCTCTCGTCAACCAATGAGATTCGATCTGGTTATAAAGCCAGTCTCGAATACCTTGTTGTGCATATTGCATACAACAGGGTTCAATGGCGATGATTCGGGGAGATTTGAGAGTTTTTGGAACAGGGGTAACTTTAACTGGTTGCTCCCGTTCCATGGACACGATCGACACAATTTCGAGCTCCTCTGAGTCGGGAAAAGCACCCATAGGGTAGCCCATCCCAACCAAAGGGAAATAAGGCTCGAGACGATCATTCCACTTCTGCCATAAGTATTTCTGATTACCAGAAATATTCTCAGCAGTAGCTCCAGGACCGTGTTTGGGGACAACATCACCCAGTTCAAAAGAACCAATGATAGGAGTCCACAACACTTGGCTAACCGCTTTAAAATCAGCGATTTCGCCAATTTGGAGCTGAAAATTCTCAAAACTTTGCTCAAGAAAGACAAACGAATCCAAAGCCGCGGACGTCCTCTCGGGCGTGCACGGGATTTCGATCTTTTTGAACGCGAGACAGATTTCTCTGATCGCTTCAACATAGATCGACCTAACTTTGGGTCCGACTCCGTTGTAAATGGGGTTTGTTTTGTCATAAATCCTTCCTGTCTCCTGGTCAAAGAGTTGACTAAGCATACCTTGCAAAAAAGCAGGGATTGCTTGGGCCTTGCGGAAATTCCGAAAGGCTTTAGAGTCAATAACTCCTTCGCTAATACTTCTTTCGAAGTCAGAAGCGAATTGGGGTAAGGTTATCGTCAAAAACGATATCCCTTCACTCTTGACCCGTGATCTAATAGTTTCTAGATCACGTAAATCGGAGACTTCAGCGGTACACTTCATGGTTGCATCTCTATAGATGCTTTCCATGAGCCGTAGTAGGTCACTTACGTTGCTTTTCAAGATCCCTCCAAATCTGGGGGTATATCTTCAAGCCACGTTTGTCTTCCACCTTGGTATCATATGATACCAAGCAATCGGTACCAAATGGATACAGAGATGGGCTATCCTGAGATCAAGATTCTTGACCCCAGAGCTTATCAACGTTTCCAGACGTTAGCCAGGCTTGAAAGCCGGCTACCAACTGTTCTGCTTGCGCTTGAGTAAACCCATAAACGGGTCGATCCAAGACACAATAGAAGGACATCGTGTCATAATCATTGGTTGAATCCAATGGGTTTGTCACGACGGCCCGCTGATCGAGACGGACCAGGGAACGAACGTGCCCTGAGCCCGCCGCCGAATGAGAGATAGACAGAGTATAACTCTGATCACCTTTCATATAAACTGCCGAGCGATCCTTTTGGGATACGCGAGGCATCGATTGAGCGACTGAGTTGACTGTAACCGATTGTGGATCGGAAAACATAAGTGGTTGACCTCCAAAGCTATATCGAGGTTAACCCGTGCCCGATTCATTCCTTCTCGAAGGGAACAAAAGTTTCCTAAGGGACACGGAAGATAGATCCTACTAGATTTCCTCCGGATCACCACTAAGTACGGGTGATTCCGAGAGCCACTAGGATCGCTATTTGCTTGGGGCTTAAATTGTCCCAAGACAGGCCGAATCCAAATGGACTATCTATACCTTTTCGCTGTTTGGACGACGAAGTACGCGTCCACGTTAACGTCCGCGGACCTCCACTAGCCGAATTAAACGGAACATACTGTTTAAATTCAAGCTGATGGACGACGTGGGTCGTGGAGTATAGATATTTGGCAACAAGGTTGTCGAACGCTGCATCCTGAAGAGCTTGCAAATCATGCCCAACAGGTGTCAGCCAATCGACTAACCAAGACCAGGGAACAGCTTTGTAAATGTTGCTCGGACTTACGCGTAGGCCATGAAGCATCAATTGACGCCTCACGGACCCTAACCCTCCCCACTCGGGAGAGTATACGTCGAAGTACGGGACATAGTACCGAAATGACCCCACAGCTGTGGAGTATAACTGATACTTGTGACGGTATTCCCATTTAGGGGTACCAACCCAAGTATCATTAGCAGGTTGAGTGTTTAACGGATATACATTATGTATACCCGTCCCACTCCAGCCAGGTACTACTTCATCAATGAAGACATTTTCCAGGATACTACGCCTTCGGATCCATTTACCGTTATTCTGAGACAAAATGCCAATTTTCTCACGAAAATCGCGCAAATTTGACAGAAAATCGGATAGATCCTTGACGAATGGAACCCAACCAAAATTATGGTTGAGAAAGTGGTTGGCAGCCTTTTTAGGAGCCATGAAAAGTTGTCGCGCAGTTTTTGCGTTTCTAGGCGCAAATAAAGCGTGAGATAACTCCCATGCCTCTTTATAGGCTTTAGCCGTAGTTTGAAACATTTTTGGAATATCTTTCAATTCCGCAATTGCAACAAACAAACCACCTTGTTCCAATTTCGGCTTGGTTTTATCCCAAGCCGGTGTATCCAGACGTCCCATATCAGGCAATGACGGTGATAGGAGATCTCGACGCTGATTCATATCTGTATCAGCGAAGAAAGGCCAATCACCAGGTGGTAAGAAGCCACCATCATACTTAATGTGACCGTTTCCGACGGGTGTTACAACATACCCAGCGGAATTAGTCACGTATGATCCAATTGCTTGCACCCCAAAGGGTGAGACATACTCGAGTTTTAACTTCTTGAACGGACCACCTGAAGTCCAAGGAGGACCTGGATGGGTTGAATCCCAGCAGACCTCCGCGGTTTCAAAAGCTCGACCAGTGATTGGTTGTGTAACAGCATTATACTGTTTCCACACCTTACTATTGGGCGTACTCTCAATTGAGTATTTCCAAGAGTTGTTACTGGCGAGGCCACCGGGTGGTGGCGTGACTCGTTCTCTAACTCGAGAGAATGTATCGGACATAAAGTGTTCCTCCATATGAACATTAGATAGATAGAAAACTATCTACTGCTTCTGCTCTAATGTAAGTCCCCTAGGGGACTTAAATTCGAGGAAATTCATCGCTGAATCTCCAGACGGGCCCTAAGGCC